CTGACCTACACCGAGGCTGCGGCTCCTGGTGGCCCTGACCATGAGTACGTGAGCGGCGGCACGGCAATGATTGGCGGCACGGATTATGGCGTCGCCAATGCGGTCTACAACAAGACGACCGGCGTCGTGACGTTGACGACGAAGCAGCAGCTACCGGCCGGTAATGGCAGCGTGACGGTGGATGGGCTGCGGTTCATCTGCCCCACCAGTGCGTACATCGTCACCAGCAGCGTGCCGATCAATGCCAGCGGTGTGGAGGTGGCGAATACGGACCCGACCCGCGCAGGGTATCGGGTGCTGTTCTATTCAGGTCTCAATGGCGGCCTGAAGGATGCGATTGCGGCGAATCCGATCCTGGATTTCCGCACTCGTTCGCAGATCAGCGCACCATCGCACACGTTTGAGTTTGTCGGCAGCGGCACAAACTATGATGCGTTGCCGTGGAATGGTGGTGTTCCTGTCGAGGCAAATGCGGTTGTAGAAACGAACAACGGCAGGGTTTACACCAGCAACACTAACGAGAAGGGAGACTTCAAGGTCGGCAGTCAGTTTAGCGTTGATGGCACAACTGGCAGCGTCACGATCAATACCGACCAGTTTAACCTTAGCGGCCTGAACTTCATTGGTCCGTTCAGCCGTAACGGTGGCATCAGCACGGTCGGTGAGCAGCTGCGGGAGATTAGCAATAACACGTCGCTGATCGCTTCCACTGGCGCCCCTGATGGCAATACTGCGCCGACGCAGTTTGCGGTCAGAACTTACACCGATAACAAGTTCCTGCAGAACGTGACGGTAACGGCAGGTCTGCCGCTGACGATCACTGATACCAGCACGCAGGACGGCCAAGGCTACTGGACACGCACGCGGAACATTTCGCTGAGCGTGAATGTCGCCAATGGATTGGCGCGGCTCGATGGTTCGGGGTTGATTCCGTCGGCGTTGCTGCCGAGCTACGTGGATGATGTGCTGGAGTATGCCAACTTGGCGGCATTCCCTGCTACTGGCGAAAGCAGCAAGATCTACGTCGCGCTGGATACGAACAAGACGTATCGGTGGAGCGGCACGGTTTACGTTGAGGTGAGTCCCAGCCCTGGCAGCACCGATGCGGTGCCAGAGGGATCGGTCAACCTGTACTTCACGCAATCGCGTGCAAGGCAGTCGATCTCAGGGAGCGGGGTCATTGGCTACAACCCGACGACGGGCGTCATTAGCTACATACCACCATCAACGGGAACAGGTAGTGGCACGGTTACAAGCGTTGATCTGAGTGTGCCCACGGGATTGTCTGTATCCGGCAATCCGATTACAAGCAGTGGAACGCTGGCGATCAGCTTGGCCAGCGGATACACGATCCCAACGACGGTGCAACTGGCGTCGTATCTGACCAGTGCTACAGCAGCGACCACGTATCAGCCGCTGGATAGCGACCTGACGGCTATTGCGGCGCTGTCTACAACGACGTTCGGTCGCAACCTGCTGGCCCTGGCGGATGCGGCGGCGTTGCGGACGGCGGCGGCGTTGGCGACGGTGGCATCCAGCGGTGCGTATAGCGATCTGAGCGGCAGGCCGACGTTGCCAACCGGCGCGATCGTCGGCACCACGGACACGCAGACGCTGACCAACAAGACCCTGGGCACCGTTGCCGAGACGGTGTTTGCGATCACCGATGGCGCCAGTGTTGATCTAAACCCCAGCAATGGTGCGATTCAGACCTGGACACTGGGGGCCAATCGTACGGCTACTGCTAACAGCTTCCCCGCCGGCGCATCCATGCTGCTGTGCGTTGATGACGGGACGGCTTACACGCTGACCTGGCCGACGATCACATGGGTGGGTAGCACTACGGCGCCGATATTGGCGACGACGGGCTACACGTTCATCCAGCTGTGGAAGATCGGCAGCACACTCTACGGGATGGCGACAAAATGAGACATCAGTTTATGAGGGCAGCTGGTAGCGCCAGGGGGTTTGGCACTAAGTATGCCAACCCGGCGACGTTGCCAAGTTCTTCAAACCGTGTAATTTTTTCCCCGTTAAACGACGCTATTGCAGTCGTGGGCTATCTCGGTCAAGGCATTAGCGTGTACGCATGGTCGGAATCTACAGGATTTGGTGCAAGATACACAAACCCAGGCACGTTGCCTACCAGGCCATTTTACAGTGTTGCCTTTTCGCCATCGGGCGACGTTATCGCTATGTCTAGCTTTGGCTCTCCGTATCTTGTTGCCTACTCCTGGTCATCGTCTACTGGATTTGGTACAAAATACGCGAATCCTGCTTCGCCTCCCACTGGCTCAGTTTCGGGGATAGCATTTTCTCCTTCCAATGATGCCATTGCCGCCGACTTCTATAACTCCAGCTTTTCAGCGTACCAGTGGAATACTTCTACTGGATTTGGCGCAAGGTTCACTACTACGGGACTAGCTAGCGGTGGTTACACGGGTTCCAACGTTGCATTCTCTCCTCAAGGTAATCAAATAGCCGGCTTTGGTAGCTCTAGCCCTTATATTTATGTTTATCCATGGAGTGGGTCTGGATTCGGTACTAAATACGCTAATCCGTCAACGCTTCCCAATGGGGGAACAAGCCCGTCAGGAGGTGGTGTTGCGTTTTCACCTTCTGGAGATGCTCTGGCTGCTGCACATGACTCAACTCCTTATATTACTGTGTATCCTTGGTCTCCATCTGGTTTTGGAACAAAATACTCAAATCCGGCCACACTTCCAACTGGCATTGGCACCGGAGTCGCCTTTTCCCCCGCCGGTAACGCAATAGCTGTTGCTCATGGCACCTCGCCATTCATCAGCGCTTATCCTTGGTCTACATCTGGTTTTGGGACAAAATACTCGGATCCGGCCACACTTCCAACTGGGAATAGTAACAGTGTCGCCTTTTCCCCGTCCGGTAATGCCATTGCCGTCGGGCACGATACCAGCCCCTACATCACCGTCTACCCCTGGTCCCCATGAATAAGCAATCCATTCTCACCGCCGCCCTTGAGGGCCGCGATCAAGAGCTGCTCACCTATCAGATCAACATTGATAATTACACACTGGCTATCGCCAAGATCCAAGCCGAACACCCGGACAACAAAGACCTGGCGGCATTCCAGGCCGAGCTGCAGGACCGTCTTGCCGAGGAACTGCGTCAGCAGCTCCGTTGTCGCATCATCCGCGACGTGATCGCTGATCAACTTGCCACCATGGAGGTTCAATGATCTACTTGCTTCAAACCGACGACGGCATCACCTACCCGTTCGTCAAAGAACAGCTGCGCTCCACTTTCCCCAACGTCAGTTTCCCCTTCCCGATCAGTGACGAATGTGCCGCCAGCCATGGCTGCTTTCCTGTGCAGACGATCGACCGTCCCGACCACGATCCCCGCACACAACGCATCGAGGAGCCGCTCCCAGAGCAGCTGGAGGATGGCACTTGGCGCCAGGTGCTGACCGTCCGTGCCGCCACCGATGAGGAAATCGAAGCCTACGACGAAGCCAATCGTCCCGCACCCGACTGGGCTGGATTCCGCCAGGCGTTGCTCACCAATGATGTGATCGATGATGCGCTGCAGGGCCTGGCCGGCGTGCCCGGCGCAATGCTGGCGCTCCCCACCGCGCTGCAATCCGCTGCTACGGGCGATCCCGCGTTCCTCTGCGAGTGCCTGCAGCGGCTCTCCGATCGCGAAGTGCTGGCGCCTGAGGTGCGAGAGCAGCTTGCGGAGGCAGCTGCAGCGTCAAACCTGCCGGCTGAGGTGACAGATCTGTTCCAGCAGCCATGACCGCCAGCATCCGCGAGCAGATCCTCGACCGGATCGAAACCATCACCCTGCCTGGAACCGTACAAGTTGGCAGCAGGATCTATCGCTCCAGGGCGCAGGCGTTCTCGCGGTCTGAAGCGCCGGCCATTTCGATCAGCCCCGGCGAGGAACACCCGGTCAATGCACCGCGCACCATTGGCGCCAGCATGGGCCGCCTGGATCTGTACCTGCCGGTGCTGATTGAGGTGTACGTGCGCGGCGCCATCCCCGACAAGCTGGCGGATCCGATCTGCGTAGACGTGCACGCCAGGATGATGGCCGATCGCGACATGGGCGGCTTGGCGGTTGATGTGCAGCCCGACGGTTGGCGGCCTGAGTACGAGCAGGCCGATGCGACAGCCGGTTGGATGGGTCAGAAGTTTCTGATCAGATACCGCTGCCTGGATACGGCGATCAATCAACAGTGAGGCGCTCCATAGGCTGAGGCAGTGCAGCTACGGGCTATGGCCGACAACTACGAACACCACGGCGTGAGCGGGCGGTACGTGATGCTCGCCTCTGGTGAGATGGTGCCTGCCGATCAGGCGCCGAAGGTGACTGCCAAGCCCGAGCCGGTCAAGGCTCCTGCCAAATCATCCAACACGGCTGACGACTGATGGGCCTCCTGATTCGCAATTCATTCCTGCTGGTCAAATCCGAGGATGATTATGGCGTCCCTGGCGCCATCACATCCAACGATGCCATGCGGATTATCTCGATGGAGATCAATCCGATCACCGGCGATCGAATCCAACGCAACCTGATCAAAGGCTATCTCGGTGCCAGTCGTGCTGCCCTGGCCCGCGAGCATGTTGCCGTGACGATCACGTTTGAGTGGGGCGGCAGTGGTGTTGCAGCTACGGCACCGCGCTTCTCGCCGCTGCTGCAGGCCGCCGGCATGAACCTCAGCAGCTTTGCCGAGCTGACTGGCACTGCAACCGCTGGTGGGGCCAATACGCTGACGCTGGCGGATCTGAACACCAACAACCCAACCAGCGGCGCCTACGTCGGCTTCCCGATTGAGATCACCAGCGGCACCGGACTGGGCCATAAAGGCATCATCGTCGCGCATGATGGCGCCACCCGGATCGTGACCGTTGTTCCGACTACGGATACGTTCGTCCCTGGCGCCAACAGCCAGTACAAGATCAATGCGTTGTCGTTGTTGCAGCCGATCAGCGTGTTCGGCGCCAACTCAAGCGCGACATTGGTGGCGGTCAAGGACAAGAATGTCCACCGGATCGAGGGCTTCCGTGGTAGCCCAGCGCTGAATGCACCGCTGAATCAGTACGGCACATTCACGATCACCGGCGTCGGTCGGTACGTTGCGCCGACACCGAAGTCATCCGAAGCGTACGCCTATGGCAACCAGGCCGAGCCTGTGCCCGTGACGCCACGGTTTACCCGTGGTCTGCGGTTCCAGGGTTACGGCCCGTGTGCGGAGAGCTTCTCATTCGACTGGAGTCTGACCTCCACGTTCCGCAGTCTGATCAACTGCACACCGGAAGCGCGGATTACGGATCGTCCGAATCCCAATGGTTCGCTGATGATCGAAAATCCGACGGTTGAATCCAAAAACTTCTTCACTGCAGCGGCTGACAACACTGGCGCCAGCGATGGGCCGTTTGTTGTGCAGCAGGGCACGGTTGCTACCCAGAGCAGCATCCTCATCGCTCCGAAAGCTGCGATCAGCGGCGATCTGTCGTTCTCTGATTCCGATGGGATCGACATGCTGAACATTCCGTTTACGGCACTGCCGACGAACGGTAACGACGAAACCCGCCTCATCTTCTTCTGATCTCATGTTCATTCTTGATCAGTCCGACTCCTACACCTGGCCGGTCAGTATTGAGCTGCCGGACAATGGCAGGAAGAAGGCCTTTACCTTCGATGCGGAGTTCAAGCGGCTGCCGCAGCAGGAGGTGGAGGAGATTCGTCAACGCCATTCGATCCAGATTAAGCGGATCGTGGCGTCGATGGAGAGCAGCAACGAGGATGATGGGCTTGGCATCAATGATGCTGGCGACGAAACTCGCGAGCTGTGCGATGTGTTCTTCTGCGGCTGGGACAGGGTGACGGATGCGGCCGGCGAACCAGTGCCGTTCACCGAAGCCAGCAAGAAGCGGATGTATCAGGTGCAGGGTGCACCGGCGGCCATTTTTGACGCCTGGATCGAAAGCCTGGGACAACCCAGCGAGAAGGGCGCGGCGAAGGCTGGAGGATTCCGCGCAAAAAACTGAGGGACGCGGCGCGGTTTGTTGCCAGCGTCGCAAAAAATCAGGAGCCGGATGATGGCAAGGATGCCGAGGATGCTGCGGCGATCTTCGGCATCCCACTGGAGGCTGAGCCGCCACCAGAGCAGCCGACTGAGTTTGCCGTGGTGCCAGAAAATGCAGCGGTTGTCGGGTGGTTCATGCGAATGCAGACGCAATGGCGCGTCAGCATGAATGGCCCGTTGGGGTTGGATTATGGCCTGTTTCTAATGTGGGCTAAAGAGGAAGGAATCAAGCGGAAGGATAGGCTTTGGATGTTGGATGATCTACGGCTGATGGAGGGTGAGTATCTGCTGGCGATCCGCTGATTCCTAGACTGCTGGCAGAGCAGTGATGCGTAGGGCATGGCGCTGAATCTGGACACCGCGATTCGGCTTAGTGCCCAGGTCAAGGGTCTTGATCAGTTCAAGAACCTTACCGATCGGTTGCTCGGCGTGAAGTCCGGCTCTGAATCTGCCAGCGGCGCCGTTCAGCAGCTTTCGGGTGAATCAACCAGGCTTAGCCAGGAGTCTGTCAAGGCAGCCAGCGGCGCGAGGGTTCAGGCGGCTGCGTTGCAGGATCTGCAGACCAAGGCCCGCGCCAGTGGTGCAGAAGCCCGGCGGACTGGTGGTGAGTACGGCGTTCTTGGTGGTGTCTTCCAGCGGCTGCGTGGTCAAAGCGGCGGCTTGTTTGATGGCGTGACGCAATCCAGCGGTAAGGCTGCGAACGGCATCAGAGAGTTTCAGCGGACGATTCAGCTCACCGATGCTGATCTCGCGCGGATGCGTGAGCAGCAGCTCCAGCTGGCGGCATCAAGCAAGACGACTGAGCTTTCGCTGAAGCAGCAAGCGGAGGCGTTGAATCGGTTACGCAAACAGGCCGAAGTTGGCGGCAGTGTCTACAAGGCGCTGAGTGGCGACATCGCCAAGCTTCAGGCGGCGAGCAGAGGCCTTGACGGTGCCACGCAGCAGAACAGCCAGTCGATCGCGCAGCAGATTCAATCACTGACGGCGCTTCAGGCCAGCCTGCAGCGAACCGGGCAAGACCTTGGCGCCACCGGCCAGCAGATCACTGCACTGAAACAGCGTGCCGCCGAACTGGGGCAGGCGTGGGAGCCTGGCATTCGCGGCCTGAAGCTACTGGCAAAGGTCCAGGCGGAAACGGTTGATCAGCAGGCGGCGCAGACCACCAGGCTGCAAGGCATTCTGGGCAAGGCTGGTGAGGGCTACCAGCGGCTTGGTCGCGAGATTGAAGCACTGAAGCAGAAGGCCGCCGGGCTGGATCTGAGCAAGGGGCTGAGCATCACACCTGGAGGTGTCGCCAGCGGTCTGGGTGGCGCTGTGCGCAACATCGTCCAGCTGAGGCAGGATCTAGCGAAGTCGATGCCGGGTCGAGTCGTGTTGACCGGCGAGGGCATCGCCACTGCTGGTGTCGCCGGTGCGGCCGGGATGGGTGCTGCATCGGGCCTGGGCGGGATGGCCAGCGGTGCACAGGCGGTCGCCGGAGGCCTGGACGCGATCGCCGCAAAGGCTGCTGCACTACCTGGTGTCCTGAAGCCGCTGGGTGGCCTGCTGTCGGAGCCTGCCAATGCCGCCGCTGCAGGTGTTGCGCAATGGGCCGGTGCGTTGACCGCTGCAC